TCGCTCATATACTCAATGTGGCGCACCATGCCGTCAAAAATCTCAGCTACGGCTACGTCAGCTTTATCATCAGCGGGGATGACTTTACCCGACGGACGATTCTGCCGCTGCTCGTTGGTGACTTGCCGAACGTGTTGTGGCAGCTTGTTGATGGTTAGACATGGACGGGCGTTGATTGTTTGACCTTGCACCGAGCCACGGGTAGACAAGACGTCTGCTGGCCATTGCCATTGATTGTCGGGCGACCCCGCCATAAAGCGTAAATCGTCTAGCTCATCCTCACGACTGTCGCTGTACGCTGACACCGCCGAGGTGTAGCGGCTGCGCATCAAACCTAATGTGTCGCGATAATCAGGGCCGTCAACTTCTGGGCCGCCTCGTTCTGCAACGATGCCTGCTTTATTAATCCCTGTTGGGTCTTGATTGATTGTTGGCATTATCTACCACGTCCACTCGCACGTTTCATGGGTTTAGCCGCAGCGCGTTTAGTCGCATAGGCTATTGCCACGGCTTGTTTGACGGGTTTGCCCGACTTAACTTCTGCGCGGATATTTTGACGAAACGCTTCTTTGCTTGTCGATTTTTTTAAGGGCATGATTATTTCGCTTTCTTCATGGGCTTGGCTGTTTTAGCCGATTCTTTGAACGCTTTAGCGGTGGGCGCACCTTTTGTGCCAGGTTTGCGCATTTTTTCGCCTGATCCAGCGGCAATACGTTTTTGTTTAGCGTGAATGTTGGCGTACAAGCCAGGTTTTGAAGCCATGGTAGTTCTCCTTTTAGCAGTTCCAGCTTTTGAGCGCGGCTTTTGCGCGCGGGGCGTCGCCTTTTGCGTGTTTAACAACTCCTGACATTCTAGCGCAGAAGGATTTTTTTCGACCCGCGTCTGCTTTAGTCTTAGGATTTGGAGCAGGCGCTTTAAGATTTGCATTATTTTTTGCATTGTAGGCCTTTCGACCTGCTGCGGTCATACCTGCACCTTCAGCAGTTGATTTGTAGTTACGACTCTTGCCCGTAGTCGTGCGGGGGATAGGTTTGTCGTGTGATTTTTTAGTAGCCATTTACGCTCCCATCCAAGAGTTAACGATTCCCTGCTGAGAATAAGACCGAATTGGACGCTTGTCAACATATTCACGATGCGCTACAGGGTACGCAAATGTGAGCGCGATCGCGTCAGCTGCATCGGGTGACGCTAGACCTCTTGCTTTCATGTCTTTTTTGCTTTCCAAGAATATCGCGCCCTTACTATCAGGCTTCATTAGTGGCGATATTAGATCAGTCTTGAGCGTTCTGTCCTTGGGTATGCTTGCCGTGCGCAACCATTCCCTCATATCGCCCCACATCTCGGCGCGTTTGTTGCCATACATCATCATGTTCTTGGATTTATTGGCGAAGTTCACGCCTTTGACCTTGTAGCGCTGTTCTTTTAGGCGGTCGACCACGCCAGCACCTAGCCCGCCTTCATCAATATTAACCAGCACCGGCTTATATTCTTCCATGCAATCAACAATGCGTCCCACTGTTTCCATCGTATCGTCGCCTTTGTAGCGCTTGATCGCAATGATGTCGCGTCCTTGGCGTACAGCGATTACCGTTGAGTCCGCCCCAAACCGTGCAGGGTCAACCCCCAATATGATGGGCGCGGACAGGTCTTTATACTTGTCCCGATTCATGGCTTCATCCACAATATCAGCGCCAATGAACTGATCGTCACTAGCGCTTGGAAACTCACCGAACACCTCAACGTGCGCCTGGGCAGAATCCGCGCCATATTCGTCAATGATCTGCTGGTACACGGCTTTATCCGTGCCTTCTACGGTTCTAGCGTCCACAATCTTATTTTTCCAAAACTCCCGTTTAGAATGAAACGCCTCATAAAAGTACCCGCTGTTACGCCGTGGGTTGGAGAACGCTAACCAAAAGCGGTTGGGCGTATTTTCCGTAAAGAAGCCACTCGCCACCGACCAGATCGAGTCGTCAATACCTGACGCTTCGTCAAACACCAACATCACGCCAGAGAAGTTATGCACCCCAGCGTAACTGTCCGGATTCTCCGCTGACCACAGTCTGCCTTCTACACCCCAATACCGCGTACCCAACTTCAAGTCCCGTTCGACTAGTTCAGTCAGCCACTTGGCTGGCATCACGCGGGTTGCGCTCACTTCAAACCAGTGGGTGTTCATGGCCATACTAAGCCATTTAGTAATCTCCGCCCATGTAACCGAGCGCAGCTGCGCTTCGCTGTTAGCCGACACGATGGTGGTCGAGCCGATGCGGGTGGTTAACATCCAAATCACTAGCCAGGACACTAGCGCCGACTTACCAATACCACGGCCTGATGAGGTAGCCATGCGGAATGTATCAAAGTCTACCTTGCCGTTGTTCTGCTTAATGTGTTCGGTTAGTTCGGTTAACACTTCGCGCTGCCATTTTCTTGGCCCACTAAAATGTTCTAACGGCGTACCCGCTTTGCCCCACGGGAACGTATACAACACAAACGCTAAAGGATTATCTTTAATGATTGGCGACCACAACCGCGCCATCAACTCTTGTTCGTCTTGCGCACTATAGATTGTGGTTTGCATTAGGCTGCTTTTTGCTTTTGTTTATTGGGTTCCACGTGAAACTCAGGGTTATTACTTAGCTCTTTGGGTGGGGTGACGTCAGTAAACACGCCTTCGATGACTCGACGCTGTGCGTCTTCAAGAGCCTGCGTAACGCTAATTCGTTGTTCAATGTCGATTGAAAGTTGTTGCTTGGCGACCCATCCGTGCTGGTGCTGGAGGATGGCGAGGGCGGCTTTCGCATCACCGCTTGCTGCAGCAGCGTGCAACTGTTGACTAGCTTCACGTTCACCTTCGGCTCTCCCTTGTAGTTCAGCAAACTCGGCAGCAGGATCCATTTGGCACAACTGCCGATATTCAGTGGGCAACATTCCAGCAGCGATCGCTAACGCGTCGCCTTTTAGACCGAGTTTGGCTGCGGCCTTAATAGCTTCAAGCCGTACTTCGGTGGCTTTTAGCTGACGAGGTTCGTACGGATAGCTGTTGAACATACGGCTGAGTGTAATGGATTTTTTGCAAAAAGAAAAAAATTGTTCGTAAAACCACCGGCGGCACACACTCCCCGCCCCCCGGCCCTGGGGGGTGGGTGCTTAAAAAATAGGCAATCGGCTAAAAGCCTTATGCCATAAGGGTTTGCGGGTCATACAAGCCTGAAAGCCTTATAGCGTAAGGGTTTGCGGGTGTTAGTCATGTAGTCATGTAGTTATGCGGATTTAGGGCGCGGCCATTACCAGGGCGCAGCCGGGCGCGTGGCCATGCAGCCGATCAACCGGCGGGCGCGGGGTCATGTAGTCATGTAGCCATGCGTTTTTATTTTGACTACATGACTAACAGCATGGGGCGACAGTTTGCAAACTGGCGGCAGCGCGCGGGCGTGAGCAGCTAAAAATGTTAGTCATGTAGTCAAATAGTCATCGATTTTTAATCGCTAGCGCCCCACGTTGTATTTTTACAACACTATACGATTGTAGAATCATTAGGCATATAGACAAAAAAATGACTACATGACTAACAGAAACCAAAAAAGCTAGATTCTATAAAGCTTGCGCCGTTAGTCATCACGCCCCGTTTTATGACTACAAAATGACTACAAAATGACTACATGACTAACACCCTCTAAGTGTTTTCCCTAATTTTGCAACTATTGATTGAAAACGCTTGCAAACTGTAAAACATTCGTTTACATTATCAATACCGGCACAAAACCGGCATTTAATCCACTAAACGAAAGGCACAAAATGAATGATCAATTTTTTATCAAACAATCAACCCTTGAGGCCATGCTGTTATTAGCCGGCAAAAAGGATATTCGCTATTATCTAAACGGCCTGCATATTGAGTATTCGCCAGAAATTACCCGCGTAATTGCTTGCGACGGCCATAAGCTAGGTATTTACCAGGCCGCAGCCGAAAACGCCGGGCATGGATCGATCATTATCCCCCGCGACGTGATCGAGAATTTACCCAAAGGCAATAAGGAATTTTTGCTAGGGTTTACCAAATTAGATACCGGCAGCCAATGGCAAATTATTACCGGCGCGGCAACTATCAACTTTGCGCCATGCGAAGGCACGTATCCGGATTTTCGCCGCGTAGTTAATAAAACCGGCACAACCGGCGAAGCCGCCGGGTTTAATCTTGAATATTTAAATCAGTTTGAAAAATGCGGGAATTTATTAGCCGGCAGCAAGATTAAAACCGGCTGCCGAATCCGTATCCATCACAATGGCACTAGCGGCGCGATGATCCAATTAAACGGTGTTGAAAACTTTGCGGGCGTGGTTATGCCATTACGCGACAGCGTAGGCAGCCAGGGCGCAATTTTCCCGGCCGATTTAATAAGCGATATAACCCCGGCAGCCGATCAACTGAAAGCAGCTTAATTAAGTGGACGCGTCGCCGCCCCGCGTAATGGGCGGCAATTCACTAATCTAAAGTAAAGGAAAGTAAACCATGCTAGAAATGACCAAACGCGAATATGCCCGCAAACCTAGAGATTATCGATCAGTAATCGACGGCAAACCCTACGTTTTAAACCTTAACCCGCAAACCGGCGGCACTGAATTAGTGCCGGTAAAACTTAAGGCAAACCCTACACTAACCACAATTAAA